CAGCAGGAGATGAACTATACATCACGGGCCACAGAAAATGATGAGTGGGCTGAGACTAGAGTTCCAGTATCTAATATGCGTAGGTTCTTGAAGGGCGATCTTAACAGAACTACTGTTAGATGTAATACTCCGATCCAGGGTGCTGGTGCTGCAATATTAAAATGTGCATTGGGTAACTTATGGGCCAAAGTCAAAGATATAGGGGAAGATAAGGTAAGGATTGCAGCAGCCGTGCATGACGAATTGATTCTTTTAGTCAAAGAAGATATTGCTAATGAATGGGCTGAAATCTTAAAAGAAACAATGGAAAAAGCGGAAGCGAAATGGTTGGGTGACGTTCCAGCATTAGCAGAAGTATCCGTTGGCGACAAATGGAGTGAGGTGCATTGACAACAGAACAAAAAATTCAGGCAGCTTTGAAACGCATTGATGAATTGAAGCTGTTAATTAAATTATGGAGTGATAAGAAGTGAAGCCAATTTACTTTTTTGGTGTTAGAGTAGTACAAGAGTAATAATTTAGATGGCATTAAAACACGGAAACAAAAGTTACTACCAGGTGCTGATCGACCCAAACAGATCAGAACTTATGAAGCTAAAGATGAGTTGATGTGGAGAGAATCTGTAGAACGCAGAATACAAGGAAGAAAGTCTAAACAATGACTGAAGCCAGGATAATTGCTCTACCTACTAAATATGCTGGAATACAGTTTAGATCCAGACTTGAGGCTAGATGGGCTGTTTTCTTCGATGCCCTAAAAATAAAATGGGAATATGAGCCTGAGGGATTTAAACTTGATGATTTCGATAGAATGAGTTCAGAATCCTGTTATGAACCAGACTTTTTGGTTAGAACTCCACAGAATAAAGATATGTGGCTAGAAATAAAACCTCACCATATTACGCAAAACGATAAATTTGATAAGTTTAAAAAATTAATATCCTGTTCCAGAGTTACGTTATTATCAGGGCAACCTGAAGATGTATTAAACGAACGTACAGTATGTCCTAGATGTGGAGACTTTTATTTTCCTTTAAATCAATATTCAACTTTTGAAAAACGATTTTATTGTTATCCGTGTGATATGGAAACTCCATGTGGAGGAGGCCATGAAATACAAAAAGATGGTTTTTTGGGATGTGCCTATAAACCACATAAAGGAGACATTATTGTATCAGACGAGGACTTTACTCTGATGGATATTTCTATACGAGATGCTGCTGAAAAAGCTAGAACATATAGGTTTCCTAAATGAATAACAAAGATTTAATAGATAACTACCAGCACCAGCTTGCGGAATTAGATAGACAATACTGGTTTGAAGATTTACCCTTAAAAGAATTTATCACTAGATCAGACGGTATTATTAAACGTATGAATGAATTAGAAAATGAAACGAGACGATACTCCATCTGGGAGAAAATTAAGATTTTTGCAGGAAAACAGAAGAAAAAATTTAGTTAGATTATTGCTGGACGTAGAGCTTCGTGGGGTG